ATCTTGCTGTCTCTCGGAAGAATGAGTCAGATTCGGCTGAGAGCAGCTCGACGCCGGTCGATGCTCCGGCATCCGGCCCAACGCCGCCGAGACTGAGAACAGCGTCTTGGGGTGACAAGAGTTTCGGCCCTCAAGTAGCCGCCTGGGCGCAGCTCAACATGGGGATCGACATGTTCCCTTGGCAGATCGAAGCGATCAACGGGATGCTAGAGGTCGACGAGAACTGGCGGCTACGTCACCGCTTCGCGTTGGTATCCGTTGGGAGACAGAACGGCAAAACAAAGGGCCTGCTGGCACCTTTGATCGGCTGGTGGCTCACGCATTACGCGGCCCAGCGCGGCGAACCGCAGAACATCATGTCAACCGCGCACAAGCTCGACGTCGCCGAAGACGTCGCCAACGTCCTGTTCCCGATCCTCGAGGAGAAGTTCGGCTTCCAGACATACCGGTCATTCGGCCGCAAAGAAGCGTTCCACGAAGGCGGATCACGCTGGCGTGTCGTCAGCTCAGGCGAGTCCGCCGGCCACGGAACATCGAACGATCTGGTCGTGGTCGACGAGATTTGGAACGTCAAACCCGAAGTGATCGAAGGCGGACTGCTCCCAACACAGACCGCAAGGCCGGCACCGTTCGCGTTCTTCACCTCAACCGCCGGCTCCGAAGACTCCAAGTTCTTCATCCGGTGGCGCGAGCGCGGAATGCAACAGATCGAAGCCGGCGAGCCAGGCCGTCTGTACATGGCCGAATGGTCACCGCCGGCGAACGTCGATCCGACCGAGCGCCGCTGGTGGTCTTGGGCGAATCCCTCGCTCGGCTACACGATCACCGAACAAGAGCTCGCGGACAAACTTGAAGCGCTCGACCGCGGCGAGTTCGTCCGTCACCACTGCAATATGTGGACCTCGAGCATCGGCTCTTGGCTTCCTCACGGCGCCTGGGAAGCACTCCAAGTCGACGACCCGATGCCAGCCGGCGGCATTCTCGCTGTGGACTCAAACGCGACAGATATGCGCTACGTCGGTGTTCGTGTCGCGCTTCGCGAGGACGGCCGATACCAGGCTGACACCGAGTTCGCCGTCGAAACCCAAGACGAAATGTGGGCCGCTATCACCGAGTCGATGAAAGACCGATCTGTCGAGCTGGCGCTCACTCCTGGACTCGCGACGATGTGTCCGCTCGATCTGAGCCGCCGAATGACGATCTGGGGCTATCAAGAGATCAACCGATACACCGCGATCGTCAAAGGCATGATCCTTGAGGGCCGGATGGCGCACAACGGAAAAATGACGTTGACCGAACAAGTCAACCGCGCGGTCGCCGGCCGAACCCAAGCCTCGATCACGCTCACCTCGCAGAAGTCGCCAGGACCGATCGAACAATGTCGCTGTATGGTCGCCGCCGCCGGTATGGCCGCGAAACCACAGTCGAACATTCGGAAGCCTATGATCGGAAGTTCCCGCTAGATATCCACAGCCTTGTGGTAGCCTTCGCACCGTGGGTCTTTTCCGCACAAAGCCGGCGCCTGCATTCGGAGCCTCCACCGTCAATGCCGCAGCTGGCGGTGCCGGAAGGCCCGGCGCGCTGCAAACCTATGCTGTCGGGGCTGGTACGCAGCGCGCCTTGTCTATCCCGACGATCTCGCGTGCTCGTGATCTCATCGTGTCGATGGTCGCAGCTCTCGACTTCAAGACGTACGTCCTCGAGTGGGACGAAGCCGCCGAGGAGTACGTCCGCCGGTATGTGCCAGGCGAATCTTGGATGACTCAGCCAGATCCGAGCTGCACCCGCAACTTCATCGTCGCGAACACCGTCCAAGATCTAATCCTCCACGGCCGCGCGTTCTGGTACGTCACGACCCGCTACTCGACCGGATTCCCAGCGTCATTTACTTGGCTACCGCACGACAACGTCACCACCGGCGATCAAATGGGGCCGGAATGGTTCGGCCCATCGAACGACATCGAGTTCAACGGCGTCAGCGTTCCCACCGAGAACGTCGTCCAGTTCCTGTCACCCGTCAACGGCCTGCTCTGGCAAGGCGCCCGCGCGATCGACATCGCCTACCGCCTCGACGAAGCCGCGAAGCGTTTCGCATCAAACGAGATCACCGCCGGCTACCTTCAGCAAAAGGACGGCGAACCAATGTCCGGTGAGGAGCTGTCAGATCTGTCCGCCGCTTGGGCCGAGGCCCGCCAACATAAAGCGATTGGCGCGCTCAACCAGCATGTCGAATGGCGCGAGTTCGACTCGACGCCCGACAAGTTGCAGTTAGTCCAGGGCCGCGAACACGCCGCCAAGGAGCTCACCCGCGTCGCAAACATCCCGCCTTATCTAGTCGGCGTCGAGGTCGGTGGCTACACCTACATGAACGCCAACCAAGCCCGCCAAGATCTCTACCTGTTCGGCGCCAAGCCCTACATCGACTGCATTGAGGAAACATTGTCGATGAACAACATCATCGCCCGTGGTAAACATGTCGAAATGAACGTCGACGCCTACCTCGCCGAGGCGGAGATCATGAACCAGGAGCCAGCCGTATGATCCGAATGATCGCAGACAGCGTCACCCTTGACGCCGCCGCCGGCGACGAAAAGCCGCGCACCATCTCCGGCATTGCCGTCCCGTACAACGTCGAAGCAACCGTTCTGGGCGGAAGCCGCGTCCGCATTCTCCAAGGCGCACTTCCGACCGACGGCCCCGCGCCGCGTCTGCTCGAGGACCACGACACCGGCCGCATCGTCGGCAAAGTCACCGCCCGCGAAGATACCGCTGACGGAATGCTGTTTGAGGCGCAGATCGCCAAGACGCAGGCCGGCGATGATCTTGTCGAGCTGCTGAAGATGGGCGCCCTGGATTCCGTGTCGGTCGGCATTGAAGCCACCGACTACGAAATGGACGGCCGGACAATGGTCGTCAAAGCAGCCAACTGGGAAGAACTGAGCGTCGTCTATAAGCCGGCGTTCGCAGGCGCCCAGATCACCAAGATCGCCGCCGCGGAAGCGGAGGCCACCCCCGACAATCCCGAAACCCCAACCGAAAGTGAGAACCAAGTGTCCGAGGACATCAAGCCCGAGGTCGTTGAGGCCGCCGTTGAGGCGCCCCAGCCGACCGCCCCCATCTACGCCGCCGCCAAGAAGGAGTTCAAGCTCCCGTCCGCTTCCGAGTGGATCGCCGCCGCCCTCGAGGGTGGACATCGCTGGCACCAGATGAACGAGAACATCCGCGCCGCCGCGCCCGACGTCACCACGACCTCGAACGACGGCGTCCTGCCGGAGCCGATCGTCGGCCCCGTCTACAACAACTACCTCGGCGACCGCCCCGTGGTCGACGCGTTCGGCGCGAAGGCCATGCCTGGCACCGGCAAGGTGTTCATCCGCCCGTCGGTGTCGACCCATACCTCGATGGCCGCGCAGAGCTCCGAGCTCGCCACGCTTCAGGCCGGCGAGTTCCAGGTTCAGGAGAACCAGGTCACCAAGTCGAGCTACGGCGGATTCGTCACCGTGTCCGAGCAGGTTTCGGACTGGTCCAGCCCCGAGATCATCGACCTGATCCTTCAGGACATGGGCCGCGTGTACGCCTCCACCGTGGACAACGTCGCCGCTGACGCACTCGTCGCCGGCGCCACCGTGACCGGCAACTTCACGGCCGCCAGCAAGGGTGACGCCACCGAGTGGCTGTCCTGGCTCTACTCGAACGCCGCGTTCATCCTTGAGAACGCCGGCAACGGCGGTCACCTGCCCACCCACATGTTCGTTTCGGCGGGCAACTGGGAAGCGCTCGGTAAGCTTGAGGACGGCTCCGGTCGCCCGTTGTTCCCGCAGGTCGGCCCGATGAACGCCTTCGGCACCACCTCGCCTGGCACCTCGAACTTCGTCGCTTTCGGCCTTCAGGTTGTCGTCGACACGAACTTCGCCAACGCCGGCAACGGCACGCTGATCCTCGGTGACACCACCGGCTTCGAGATCTTTGAGCAGACCAAGGGATTCCTTCGTGTTACGGACGCCACCGTCCGCGGCACGAACATCTCGTGGTTGTCGTACTTCGCGACGCTCATGCTCGACG